TCCCCGATCGGAACGAACAACAGGCGCGAGTCTTTGACCGTCATCACGGCGTCGTAGCGCTTCGCCAGGCGCGAGAGAAAAGACATATCGCTTTCGTGCGTCTGGTCTATGTGGGCGATCGTGATCTTCCCCAGGGTCGGGCCTACGGCCGGGGTAAGTTTGTGCTTGGTGGCGATCGCGGCGACGATTGAGCCGATGGTCTGACCGTGCCAGCTCTTTTCCTGTCGCTCGCCCATGCTCTTTGTCATCGACGCGCTGCGCGCCCGGATCGTGATGGTATCCGGCGCGCCGCTATGTTCCACCTCATCGACGGTAAAGGTTCCCTTGTCGATCAGCGCCGAACCGGACCAGCCGATCGACACGGCCAGCAGGGCGCCGCGGCTCGGGATCGCCAGGCGGCCGTCGCTGTCATTGAGCGTCAGGTCGAGGGTGTCGGCTTCATCCTGGCGGCATTCGGTGATGGTCAGGCCTTGGAGGCGCGGCTCGAGCGCGCTCGTCAAGTCCTTGCCGTCCAGGGTTATGCGGAAATCCGGCGTTGGCTGGTTCATGCGTAGGCCTCGAATGCTTGGCCGTCGCCGTCGCTGGCATCGCCGAGCGCGCGCGGCGCGGAGCTGGCCTTGTCGTCATCGGTGCGCGACAGGCTGATCGAGAACTCGACGCGCCGTGGTACGCCGTCCTCGTAGTGCAGGGTTTGGCCTTCGGTCAGGCCTTCGATAATAAACGCGCCATATACGGTGCCGGCGCCGTCGACCATTGCATAGGCGGCGCCGGCGTCGGCCATCTGGCGCAGTTCGACCAGGGAGGCCAAGTCGCCGGTCAGCTCGGGCGCCAGGACACCGGACAGCGTGATCGTGTCTTCACCAGGCCCGAGGTATTGGTTGGCGTCCCGCGCGTTGATGCGGGACGAACGGCGGTGCTTCCATTGGGTTTGCCGCTGCAGCTCTTGAAACGCCAGGGTATCAAGGCCGAAAACGAATTGGTCGAGGGCCATCAGCATGGTTCTTTTTTCCTAGTCAGAGAGGCGTGAGCCGATACGGGTTTGGGCGGCGCGGTCGCGGCGATCCAGCTCGGCGCTGACGGCGCGAGCGATCGCGGCCGGGTCCATCCCTGGGGAGGCCGTGATGTTGATCGAGTACGTGTTGCCGGCGCCGGCTCCTGCAGCGCCGCCCGCCTGGGCAGCCATCAGGGGGCCGCGTGCGTCGATCGGCGGCTGTGCGCCTATGATCGGGCTGCCAGCCTGCGAAAACGTCGCTGTGGCCGCCATAGCCAGCCCCAGGGCTGCCTTGGCCACCTTGCCTTGCTGGTTCTCCATGCCCAGCGCCGCGCCCTCGCTGATAAAGCCGCCCAGCTCGCCGAACACGCGGCTCGGGCTATGAATGCCGAGCTTGTCCTTGAACCAGGTCACGGTGGTGGTTGCCACGTTGGTGATTGCGTCCTTGACCGCGCCCAGGCCGTTGGTGATGCCGTTGACCAGGCCGCCAATGAGGTTTGCGCCGAACTCGGTAAATTTCGCCGGCATGGACACGCCAAACCAGTTCATCAAGCCCGCAAACGCCTGGTAAAACAGGCCCATCGGAGAAAAGTTGACGATCAGCGCGGCGATACCGCCCAGGCCGCCGGCGAACGCGGCTTTCACCTGGTCCCACAGGCCGCCGAAAAAGGCCTTGATCGGCTCCCAATATTTGTAGATCAGGAAACCGGCCACGGCGATTGCCATAATGATTGCGCCTACAGGGTTCGCAATCAGGGCGCGGCCTATGAACATCACGGCCATACCGACAGCGCGCAGCGGGGCAACCAGCATGCGGCACACATTCGCCAGCAACCCGCCCTGCATGCCGAGGGTGGTCATACTGAATTTCAGCATCGCCATAGGGCCGAGGATACTTGCAGCCATCAGCAGCAGCGCGCCGCCGGCCGTCAGCAGCAGCGCCAGGGCGGCCGCCGTTTTCATGATCCCGCCAGCCATGCGCGGATTTTCGCGCGCCCAGGCTCCCATTTTCTGAGCCATATCGCCCAGCCATTCGGTAGTGGCTTTCAGCTCGGGAGAAATCGACTCGCCGAATGCAACCATGCCGTTGGTGAAGGTGCCGGTGGTGGCCTCCCACAGATTCTTGAGGGTGCCGAGCTGCTTGTTGACGCGCTCCTGCAGCGAGGCCTGCGCGCTCATCTTGCCTTGCACTTCGGAGTAGCCGGCTACGCCCTTGTCCATCATCAGCGCGATCGCCTGCAGGGTTTCCGCGTCGTCGCCGAACACTTCCTTCAATACGCCGAGCCGCTTTTGTGTGGTCAGGCCTTTGAGTTTGTCGAGCTGCTTGAACATATTGTCCAGGCCGCCAAACTCGCCCTTACCGTCCGTGAATTCCAGCTGCTTACCTGGCGCCAATTCCTTGTTGCCCTTGGCGATCTTCTTCTTGTCCATCGACATCTGGAAAATCTTACGGAAGGCATTGCCAGCGGCCTCGCCCTTCATGCCGGCTTGATCGGCCATCACCAGCAGCGGCGCCAATGCTTTGGCCCCTTCCAGGCCCTTTTGCTTGAGGGTGTCCATTGCCGGCGAGAGCTTGGAAAAGCCCTGCAGCATGTTGTTGTCATCGACGCCCAGGTAGAACGTGCGTTGAATCACGTCCATCAGGCCCATCATATCTTTCTCAGTGGTGCGGGTTGCGTCCTGCATCTTCGCCGCGAACTCGGCCGCCTCGTTCGGTGCCTTTTTCAGCTGCACGCCCAGGTATGCCGTTGCTTCGCCCATGCCGCCCAGGATCGACTGTGCGGAAATGCCTTGCCGGTTAAGCATGGTCATCATGTCTTGAAAGTCCGAGGTGGTTCCCGGAAGCCGATCGCCGAGCTTCATCGCCAGCGCATTGATTTTCTCGAACTCGGGCGGGACCGTGGCGCCGGCGCGCATCAGTGCCACCTGCAGCTGGGTTGCCGAGTCTTCGGCCTTGGCGTAGGCGCTCACAGGAACGGTCAGCGCGGCGGTGGCGCCGGCGCCGGCCACGGCCATAGCTGCGCCGGCGCCGGCCATCTTGCCCGCGGTGGCCTTGGTGGCGTTCATCCGGTCGCGCGCTTCGCCTAGCCGGCGCTCGCGGGCGGCCAGCTCGGTAAGGCGGGACTGCTGGGTGAGCATCGCCGCGTTGGTCGACGTGATGTTGGCGCGCAGATCGCGTTCATGCTGTGACAGGTTGCGGGTGTCGATCCCGGCGCCCGACAACCTGGTGCGAAGCTGCTGCAGCTGGCCCTGCTGCTGTTCGTGCGCCGCCTTGAGCTGGGCGGCCGCCTGCTTCGCTTTCTCGAAGTCTCGGGTCATGGCCTTGGTTGGCGTGCCGGCCGCCTGCATGGCTTGCGCCAGGCTCGCCACGCGCGCCTGGGCGGCCGCCATTTGCGCGGAGCTGGCCGATACGCCGGCGCGCATCTCGCGGAAGGCCCCAATGTCTTTCTGTACCTTGTCCAACGCCTTGAGCTTGTCGCGGGTGGTCTTGAGGGAGGCGGCCAGCTGGTTGCTGCCTGCCATGATGTTCTGCAGGGGCCGGGTGGCGCCGTTTATCAGGTTGAACGCGACACGTAGGACAAGGTTGTTTGACATTATTCGTTTCCGCTTCTAATGCGCGCACGTTCGCGCCATTCCATTAACTCGGTCAGGGTGAAGGCGTCCATCGACTGCGGCGTCCAGTGGAACACAACGGCGATATCGGCCATTGCGTTTTCTACTCGCTCGGGGATTCCATGCTCGCAAGCATGGCCTTCGGCACCAAAAAACCGGAAAACATCGCTCCCATCTGCACCAGGTCGGCGGGGTCCAGCTTGAAGACGTCGCGCTCGGTCAGGATCGGGGTGGTGATGCGCGGCAGAACTTTCGAGAGCGCGTCGACGTCGAGGTTGACAAGCGCCTGCAGGGAGGTGCCGCGCAGCTCGCCCGATGCCGGCTTGCGCAAGGTCACCTCGGTGATCGTCTGTTCGCCGCGGGTGATCGGGGTATCCAGGGTGACGGTGTTCGGGTTCTTTTCGATGTTCATTTTGTAGTTCCAGGTGTGGGGAAGGGAGGGAAGGCCGCCCGATCGCGGGCGGCCTGGTGGATCTGTTACAGGCCGATCGCTTTGCGCGTTTTCGCCAGGCGGTCGTCGCCGTTGACCTTTTCGACCATGTTGATAACGTCGATCTCGATCACGTCTTCGCCGTTGATGGTCAGCTTGTAGTAGCTGATTTCGGTAACGACTTTGAACGCGGTGTCGTCGCCTGGCTTCGCGGCGCCTGGGTCCATTTCGCTGTGGCGGCCACGGATAACGACTTCCACGGCGTCCGGCTCGTCCGAATCCTCGCCGATGTAGGCGCCGGCAAAGCGCAGCTGCACGCCGTCATGCTTGGTGACCGCGTACTGGCTCAGGATGCCGCGCATCATGCCGCCACAGGTCCAGTCCATCGACATAGCTTCGGCGCCCAGGTCGATTTTCAAGGGCTGGCCCATGCCGCCGGCACGCCATTCTTCCATCTTGCGGGTCAGCTTCGGCAAGTTCACCTCGGCGACCTGGCCCATGTAGCTTTCGCCATCGTTGAAAACGTTGAAGTTCTTGAGTTTCTTAGGCAGTCCCATGTTCTTTGCTCCTGGTTATGGGGTTGTTGTGGGTGCTTACGCGGCGGCGTTGGCGGCGAAGTCCACCAGGTAGGTGTCGGTGATGCGCTGATTCAGCGACAGGTTTTCCAGTGGCGGTACCGGCGTGTAGTCGTAGTCGATGTACAGCTTTCCCGCCTTCAGGACATCAGGGGTGTTGGTGTTCGAGTCGATCCAGGCCTTGCCGCCGATCAGATAGCCTTTCGCCACCAGCTCGCGGAATTTGGCGTTGATGCCTTCGACAATATCGCGCGCCAGGGATGGATGCATCGGCTTGTCGATAGCCCACATATGGGCCTCGGCCATCGTGTCGGCCAGCACTTGCGCGGTGCGGGTGTAGTTCTCGAAGGCGAACAGCGGCTCGTCGGAGCAGGTGCGGCTGCCCCAGAAGCGATAGCCGGTGCTGCGAATCAGCGTCGTGACGTCGTGTTCATTCAGGTAGCCGGCGTCCGTGTCGGGGTCTTGCAAGTCCCAGAACACGTCGCGCGAGATGCCGGTCACGCCGTTGACGCCCACATTCGACAGTGATTTATGCCAGCCTGTTTCCTGGTCGATCTTGGCGCGCAGGCCGAGCGCGTGCGCGACAGCGGGAATATTTTCCGCGGCGCTGGTAACGGTGTTCCAGTCCACGAAATCGGGCCAGATCAGCATCAGCTCGCGGGCGCTGAATTGTTCGCGGTAGGCCGCGACCGCTTCCTTGGTCGCGCAGCCTGGCGCCGAGGCGTACACGAACGCGCGCAGCTTTTGTGCCACCGCTACCAGGGCGGCGGTTACGGCCTGCGTATCGAGGCCAGGAGCGCCCAAAATGCGCGGCTTGACGCCCAGGACCGATTGAGCTGCGAGCAGCGCCAGGATGCCGGTGTACTTGCCATTGGCGTCAGTCGTGCCAATCACATTGCTGGTGGTTTCTGCTTCCGTCGCGCCTTGTTCGACACGCACCACCACGGTAAATGGCTTGGTTTGCTTGCCGATCGCGTCCAGGGTGCGGCGCAGCGTGCCGAGGGTGCCGGCCTTTGCCATCGCGGTCACAACATTGGTGACCAGGACCGGGGTGTTCAGGGGGAATGCGGCCGCGTCTGCATCCGAGGCGGTGCAGATGATGCCGACAACAGCCGTGGAAACGGAACGAATCGGGCGCGAACCCTCGTTAATTTCGAGAACGCGTACACCGTGGTGGTATTCCGTCGTCATATTTTTTGCTCCAAGTTGGGTAAGAGGGGTGGCCGTGTCGGCCGCTTCGGGGAAAACAGATCGTGGCGACAGCATGCCCCGCGCGCGGGCGAGGCGCACGCGGCGGGTGTTGTAGTGGCTGTGGGTACAAAAGAAAAAAGGCCGATGCCCATGTTTCAGGGGATCGGCCAAGGACTGCAGCAGAAGGAAGGGTCAGCGCAGCAGCGCCGCCACGTCTGGATTCGCCTGCAGGAACCCCTGCAGCTTTGCGAGCGGGTCGTCCGGGGCGGCGTAGCTCGCGCGGGCGGCGCCAGTGATTTCCCAGGTACTGCCATTCCAGCGCGGCCACTTATCTTCCGGCCATTGCTCGGGCGGCGCCTGTTCGGTGGTGCGCGCCGGCAGCAGCCAAACGCCCGGCTCGAGCGGGCTTTCGTCGGCCAGCGTCCTTCCCTGGTATCGCCCGGTCAGATCGTATTGAAAAACGGTTTTTTGGCTCATGGTTGTCCTCAGAATTTAATGCACGCCAGCAGTGCGATGTTGCGCGGCCGCGTTTCGGTACCGCCGCTCGACGTCACATCGACGGTGTGAGAGTGGCTTCCAGCTGTGCCGGTGGTTCGCGTTGTCTCGCGGTCGGAAATGTTGTAGTTGGGGCCGGCCGCAAGTCCGTTGAAACCTGTAACCGTGTCGGTGTCGACGTAGCTGTGGCTGTGCGAGCCGCTGTTGCTGGTTGTCGCGGTGTGGCTGTGGGACTTGTTCTGGTCGGTCTGGATGGTGCCGATGCCGCGGCCGCCGTCGACGCCGCGCTGGTCGTCCCAGCAGCGGATAAATTCGCCGCGAAGATCAGGCAGCGTAAAGGTGATAAAGCCGTCGCCGTCGCCGTAGGTCGTCCCGATAGCCGCGAAAAGATCGGCGAAGGCAATGCGGCTCACGTTGGCGCCGTTCACCTTGAGCCAGCCGCTAGGCGCGACCGTGAACGGGAAATACATCACGGCGCCGACTGGCGTTTTCTGGTCCACCTCGGCTTTGCTGTAGACGCCCAGGTTGGCGCGCGCGGTCGCCTTGTTCTCCAGGTCGGAGAGGTTCAGGTTGCGTTCCAGCGCGGCCACTGCGCTTCCGTTCGGGTCGTTCTGCGTCAGCAGGATCCGCGTTCCATCGGGGTAGGACTTGCCAAGAATGATATCGGTCTGCGAGATACCACCGTTTGCGATGGTCCAGCCGTCCACTCCGGCGCCCTTGTTGATGCGCGCGCCGCCGACATAGACGGCCAGGCCGCGGGTGGTCGTGATGTGCATCGTGACTGCGGTCTGGTTCGCCGCGAGCGTTTGCCGTTCCTCGATCACGTCGACTACCACGTTGGCAACGTTGGGGTCTACCCAATGGCCGTCGCCGTCGTCATTCGTTCGCTTGGCCCATACCTGGCCGGTTGTCCCCCCAGGCATCAGCATGCCGGCGGTGACATAGTTGGTAATCCAGGTGCGCGTTGCCACCACCACATTGGGATCCACCTGCAGGGTGATGACTGTGGCGTTCGTCACCAGAAAGTCGATGCGGACTACCGAATCACCATATGCGCCTTCGGTGATATCTGGCTTGTAGCTGGTGGGCAGATTGCCAACCACGAACATGCCGAGGTCGGAATCGAATGCGGCTACTTCGCGCAGCGTGAAGCCGCCGACGCTTGCGGGGATCACCAGCTCGGCGGTGTACTGCAGGGGATTGACCGGGTCTTGAAAAACGCGATTGACCACAGCGCGGAATTTTTCGCCCCTCAGCTGGGTCTGTTCCTCGTTCGGCTCGTAATCGTTGCCGGCGCCGTCCCCGACTGCCATGTGGGTGATGTTGAGGGCCGCATTCGCCGCCTCGGCGGCCGCCATGCGCTTTAATCCGTACAGGGTGTGGATGGTGGAGAAAGTCATTTTCGTTCCGATGTTGTCGTATTGGTGAAGCGGGTTGTTGACCTGGTGCGCTTACCGCAGCCGGACCAATTCACCCTTCGGGTAGTTGCATTGGTGCAGATCGTCGGGCGTGACGCGCTTTTGCTCGTTCGGGTCCAGCATCAGCGTGCCGCCGGCGGCAACCTGCATGAAGCTCAACTCGCTGCACCACCATTTGGACCAGTCCGCCCAATTCTCGGAAGCGAGGATCGGGAGAGCCAGCGCGGCGAAGTCGTAGCCCTTGCCGACCTGTGCCTGGCCGAACTCGATCGCCGCCTCGATGTCGGACACCGGAACCTGCATGTCCTGGTAGACCGCAACGCCCCGCATGGCCTCCCCGAGCGGCACAGCGCGGCATCCGTGCAACATGGTTGCCTCGTAGGCCGTGCCGTCGATGATGTTCATGCTGTGGCTAAAGACGCGCGAACCGGACAGCCAGGCAATCGGCAAGCTGGTAGGGTTCCACGGCCAGTGCGAGGTAAATCGAACGGTGACGAAGCTCACAGCGCGTCTGCCTGAATGAACAGTTCATCGAGGTCCATGTTCAAGGCGGCGCCAATCTCGATCACCAGCGGCCGGTAGCGCTCGAAATCCTGCGACGCCTCGAATTCGATCTTTGCCAGGGCGCGCTTGGTCAGGTCGGGGATTTGCTCAAGCGCCGCCGGGATCAGGTCGAGGTAGCCATTGAGCAACAAGGCTTGGAGCGCCTGGCGGCGGGTTACCTTTGTTGGGACGTGCCGGGATGGGTCAACCACCGGCGCCGGCGGCCGCTCGGCCAGAACCTCCCACGCGGCGCCGGTCCAGTAAGCGACCTCGGTTCCATTAAGGTTGGGCGGCGCGGTCGTGGTCGAGGCGCGCGGCATCGGCCCCATCGAATCGGCTTTGGTCGATCCGCTAAAAATTCCCTGTGCGTCCAGGAGGAAAATGGTAATCATGTTGGCCCTTTACGTTGCTTTGATGTAGCTGTTTGCCCCGATTTGTACCTTCGGAACAATGAACTGCGTTGCGGGGTTGTACGACTGCGAATAGATGCGCAGGGAAGCCGCGCCATCGACCATCACGGCCATGTAGGTTCCATCTGCGGAGAAGGCGATATGCCTTCCATAGCTGGCCGGCTGGGTAATTGCTTGCGTAATGCCATTGAATGCGTTCCCTGTGCGTTTCCAGAACGAGACCATGGTCGGCGACGCCAGGTTTCCGGTTATCAGGTATTTCCCATCCGTGCTGAATCGCGCGTCGTAGACCGCCGGCCCAGGAGGGAGCGGGTTCGGGTCGGCCAGCTTCGTGAAAACGTTTGCGTTGCGGCTATAGAGATGTACATAGGGGGTCTGGTTGAACCCCACTACAAGCGTGCTGCCGTCCGCGTCGAATGCAACAGCACGCCCTTGGCAACCGGCCGGTGGCATCACGGCAGGGCTTGCCAGCTTGGTAAGCGTCGTGCCGGCGATGCTATACAGTTCCAGAACAGGCGCGCTAACCGCGCTGATCGCAAGACAGCTACCGTCAGGCGAGAACGCAAGACCGTTGACGTTCGGAGTAGCTGTCGCCGCGACCGCCGGGTTGGCCCACTTTGTGAAAACGGTCCCGACCACGCCATACACATACAGCCCCGGAGCGGTGGCAAAGGTAACCGCCAGCTTTGTCCCATCGTTGCTGAACCGAACCGCGGCGACCGAGGAAGTTGGTGATGTGGCCGGACTGCCTAGCCCCGTGAGGACTGCACCAGCACGGCTATAGATCGCCAGGAAGGGGGCCGCCGTCAGCCCTACCGCCAGCAGCGAACCGTCATTGTTGAATGCCAGACTGTTGACAGACCCGCCAGGGGTGATGTTGTTCTGTTTTGTAAAGACATTCCCCGAGCGCGTGTAGACGCAAAGATAGCTACCGGCCGCCACAGCCAGGAATGAACCGTCAGGGGTTAAAGCGCTCATGGTCGGTTGCAGTTCCGGAAGCGTTGCCGGGGTCGGAGCGTCCGCGAGCGCCAGAGGACTACCGAGGAGCGCGTACAAGGCTGGGTAGCTTGCTTGCAAATAGGCCAGCCCATCGCATGCCAGGAAGGCAGGAGCGGGCAACGTGCGGACTGTGGTGTAGATATCGCCGATCAGCAATCCGTCGCTCTTGTCGGCCTTCAAGGCCAGGGCATCGAACACGGCGCGCTGGGAAGGCGCGCGCGCCGTGACGCCGGTATTGATCGAGTCATCAATATCGGTGTTCGCCAGGCCAATCGCCCAGCTGGCGGCCAGCTGGCCGGGGTTGTCCTCCAGGGCGCGCAGGGTTTGGCGTTGAGCGACAGGAACGCCGCCGATGACGCCGGGTACATTCACCGTCCAGATGTCGCCCTTCATCACCGCGCCGGCCAGGCCGGAACCGCCTGCTGCAGGATAAGCATTGCCGGCCGCGCTGAAGTTACCGCGATCGTCCCACAGACCGACGACCAGCCCATCGGCGTAGGCCTTGGCAGAGGTGAGGACTGCGGTATCGGCGGCCGCCTGGGCGGCAGACACCGGCTTGGCGGCGTCGGCCGTATTGTTCACCAGGCCGAGGCCGACGTCGGCGGGGACTTTCGCCAGGGCCGGCTTGTTCCGGATAAAGGTTTTCTTGGTCGGATCGTCCTCGGACCAGTCAGGGTTGAGCTGGCTTTGAACGGTTTCGTCAATCACAACCTGGTTGTCGTGGATCATTTTGGCGAGCGAGCGAACCGGGCCGGCTTCGGTTGCCACCACGGTTTGAATATCGCCGTGAGCGATCAAATGGATGATGTCCGCGTCAGTTTCAAACTGCTGGACTTTGGAGGCTAGACTCGGGTTCATTTTTTCTACCAGTAGGTTGGGTTGGTCATTTTTTGGTGAAGATGCGTGTGCAGCAGATCGACGGCGGCGCTTGTCTCGGCCATGCCTTCGGCGGCCGCTGTCATCAGCAGATCGAGACTCGGCGCGCGGTATGCCACGCCGATTTCACTCCCGATGCTCGACACCGTGGCGATTCGGGGAGCTGCGGTGCTGCTCACGGTCAGCACCACAGAATCGAGGTGCGAGCGCAGATTTTTAGACGCGGCCGTGACTTCCTGAACGGTCTGCATTTGCTCGCGGCTGATACCCACCTGCTTTACATCGAGCAGGAGCCGGTAGGTAAACGGCGTGCCTTGCGGGATTTGGTTGAACCACTCCTGCAGCCTGGCGCCGAAGCCGATCGCGCCCAGGGCGCGCCGCACGGCGCCGATGGTTCCCTTGACGCGATGCACGGCCAGGCTGGTCTTAATGCTGGCGCGCTTCTGGTCTTCCGCCCAATCGGCGCCCCACAGGTCGACCGACAACTCGGAAGCGAGCCAGGGGAGCAGTTCGACCGGGCATGTATCCGCGTTCCTCAAATCCCGCAACGGGGTAGGCAGCTCGCCCAGGCGCGAATTAACGACCGCCACATTGCGTTCGAGCGTCGTCGCGTTCGGCGGCAGCAGGTTAGCCATTCACGCCTCCGTAAAGAATCACGGTCGACGTGCAGTACGGCGCCTGGGTGTCGTTGGTTTGAACATTGGCCGCGGGCGCGGTAAGCACTACGCGCTCGATGCCTTCCACCTGCAGGGCCGCGTGCAAGCCCGAAATAACGACATCACGTCCGATGCGGTGGCAATCGCTCACATAGGCGTCCAGGCGCTTGCGGGCTTCGGCAACCACCACCGCCGAATCAGGGCCGGGAAAGGTAAAGATGGTCGCGGCTACCGTGTATTCCACGATTTCCGCCGACTGCACGGTTACGCTGTCGGTCAGCGGCCGCACATCTTCGGCGTTGAGCGCATTAGCTACGGCGTCAATCAATTCCTCGCTGGCGCCACCGTCGCCTTCGCGCGACAAGACGGTGATCAGCACCGCACCAGGTACCGGGCTTTTCGCGCCGGCGTCGAGTACGCGGCCGTCCGCATTCAGAGTCGCGGAAATGTATGCCCCCTCGGGACCTGCAACAGAAAAGCTTTCCGGGGCCATCTGCACGCGCTTGCGCAAGTCGGTGTCCGATTCCATCACGGCGGGCGTGTCGTCGGTCCCGGCAACCACCACCAGGCGTTGCACGCCGAGCAGCGCCGCCAGGTGGTCGAGGTCCGCGCCCTGGGCAAACGCGAGCATCACGGCGCGCGCGGCGTCGTTGATCCGCTGGCGCAGCAAGACCTCACGGTAAGCATTCTCCTGCAGGTTGATCGCCAGCGGCTCGGATTCGAGCGCCAGGGTAGCGGCAACCTCGGCCCGTTTGTCTGCGGGGTAAAGGGCGATCAGTGCCGCTTTTCGTTCGGCGAGGATCACCTCGAAGTCGATCACCTCGACCATGCTTGGAACGGGGAGGCGGGTTAGGTCGATAGCCGATGTATTCATGGGGCAGACTTTGCAAGGTTGATTGGCACGGCGGTTGCAACCCGATCGCGCGAAATGTTGGTGGTGCCTTCAATCTCGATGACCAGGCTTCCGGGCGAGGCCGGATCCGTCGCCAGGCCGATGCGCGTCACCTTCAAGCGCGGTTCCCAGCGCATCAACGCCGTTGCGGTGGCTGCGAAAACGCGAACTCGGGTTGCCGGGTTGTTCGGTGCATCAATCAGGTTGTGCAGCTCGGAGCCAAAATCACGGCGGCCGATGCGCGAGCCAATGGGCGTTGTCAGAATTTTTGCGATCGACTGGTACAGGTGTTGCAGGCCGTCGATTGCGCGCCCGGTCGTGTGGTTCATGCCGATCATTGAGGGGCGCTCACTTTCTTGCCGTCGCCTAGCTCGGTATGGACGTGAGTTTTCAGGCTGATTGCGCCGGCTTTCACGTCGCCAGGCGTCGTGATGTCCTGGCCTGCGGTGATGCCGCCGTCGACGCGCAGATTGCCGGTGACGATCGCGCTAGGGGTGTCCAGGGTGACGCTATCGGCAAAGATGGTGGCGACGGTGGTATGAATTTCCACGGATGCCGGCGACGACAGCACCACCGTTGCGCCTTGCGGGAAGATGCAGGACATCGCGTGCCGAACGTGGTCATACTCGATCACCGCGCCATCGGGATAGGCGCGGGTGTGGGTGTCGGGGCTGTGGCTTGGCGCCGGTGCAGTCTCGGAATAGAGGCCGCGCAGCGCTACGGCGTCCGCTGGGTCACCGCCTGGGGAAAGCAAGAGCACTTGTTCGCCCACGGTCGGCGGGTTCCAGTCGCGGGTACTGCCGGCGGCCAGGGCCATCCACCGTATCCAATTCGTTGTCAGATCCCCGCTCGTGACACGGCAGGTTTCGGCCTCGTGGTCCACGGCCGAAATCGTCCCCTTTCGGAGCATGTTGAGCAGGAGGCGTAAGAGTTCGGTAGGGTTCATGGACATCATCTTGACGGCCTCACGCGCGCGATGCACCTGTCCGCGTTTGTACCTGCAGCGGCTACGCTTTCCTGTGGTTCACCAGGGGCGGCGCCAGCCAGAAAATGGCCTTGCTTCGCGCCCGCGGTGTCATCGCCGCGTGCCTCTCAAACCATTTTTGGAATCCTTGACCGTGAAAAAGAAAGCTGCACCCGCTACACCATCCATCCTCAACAAATTGCACCAGGTAGACGCGGTGGAGTTCGTCCGCAATATCCCGCCGAACACGGTCGACATGCTGTTGACCGATCCCCCCTACTGTTCCGGCGGCCTGCACCGCGCGGCGCGCGCGCAGCCAACGGGCGTGAAGTACATCAATTCGTCAACGAAAGAGGTCTACGAGGACTTCGATTTCGACAACATGGACCAGCGCTCGTGGTTGTTCTGGTGCCAGGGCTGGTTGTCGGGTGCGCAGCGCGCGCTGAAACCGGGCGGCCTGGTGGTGTGCTTCATCGACTGGCGCCAGCTGCCGGCGCTGACTGACGTTATCCAGGCGGCCGGCTTCACCTTGCGGGGTATCGCGGTATGGGACAAGACCACCGGCCGCGCGCGGCCGCGCAATGGCGGGTTCAAGCAACAGGCGGAATTCATCGTGTGGGCCAGCAAAGGCGAGCTGCCGGCGTGTGACGTCTATCTGCCTGGCGTGTTCCAGGCTCGACTCAGCTTCCCGAAGAAGCACCAGACGGAGAAGCCGCTCGAGCTGGGCCGCGAAATCGTGCGCCTGGTGCCGAAGGGTGGGACGGTTCTAGACCTGTTCGCCGGAAGCGGGCCGTTCCTGATAGCTGCGAAAGAGGCGGGGCTGAACTGGATGGGTTGCGAGATAAACCAGCGGATCCACACCACCACGGTGGAGCGCCTCGCCGCCTGACGTTACCTGGTGATGTGTTCGAGCAGCTTATCGCGGATCATTTCACGCTCGGCCGGGGTGAAGCCGAGCAGCTGGCGCACCGGGTATTTGTACGATCGACCGGGCGCCACATCGGACGACGCCCCCTCCTGGTGAACCCGAGCCAGGCGCGCGGCGCGCCCGGAGAACCCGATCGCCAGGCCATCGCTGCTTGTCTCAACTTTGAAAAATCGAGCGGTGCGCAGCTTCGCAAACATGGCGCGGCGCTTGATCCTGCCTTCCTTTTCCCGCAACCTGGCGTCCCTCATCACCATGCGCGGCTTGCGCGCCTCGAAGGCGCTGCCGTCAGGGTTGCGCTGGGCGCCGATCCGGGCCTTCTGGCTGCGGCGCAGCTCGCGGGCGATATCGGCGGCCGCCTTGCGGCGCGCCGCCGGCTGCATCTTCCCCAGCAAGGCGCCGGCCCATTCCTCGATCGCGCTCAGTTCGTCCACTTATCCGCCCAGGCCTGTGGTTTCCCATTCCGGTACCGGCTCGTCCAGGTGGAAGGCCGTATGCGTGCCGTCCGGTCCTGTGGTGACTTTCACCGACTCGGTAAGGCGCAGCTTGATCGACAGGTCGCAGGTGGTGTTGTTCAGGTGGTCCACCTCGAAGGTAATGCCGTCCTTCTGCTTGTCGAAGTTATGCACCAGCTCGGGCTGGTTACGCTTCACCCAGGCGAGCAGCGCAATCATGACGGTGTCTGCGTCGCCCGCATAGTCCATCAATATCATGTTGAGGGTATAGCGATATTCAAACGATAGCGATTTCGTGCCGGTGGCGGCGATTCCGCCCTCGTCGGCGAAGACCAGGAACTTGTCCGGGTTCGCTTCCAGGTCAGGGACAGCGGCCGCGATCGCGGCGCGCAGGCTTCCGGGCTTATTCATGGGTGGCCGCCTTCGCCTGGCACTCGAAGATCGTGTCGACCTGGGCCGCGCACTCGGCCCAGGCCGCCTCTGCCCGTTCTGCGGCGAGGTTCAGATCCCCGTTACTGCGAGCCGACACCGCCGGCAGAGTGCAGCGGCTCACGGCTGGGCATGCCAGCACGGTAAGACGCGGCGCCGGTGACGGCGGGGTGTTCGCGCAGCCGGATAACATCACCAGGCAGAGAAACAGCGGACCAGGTGCGAATTTCGGCATTTTCATATTGCAGTTTTCCTATCAAAGTCTCACGGTCGGAGAGGGTCGCACGCACGGCGGCGCGCTCCCCTTCCAGCTTCGCGCGGGCCAGCTCGACGGAGTGCTGGATATCGCGCATGTTCTTGATGGTGTCGTCGCGATCGGCGATGCCCTGCTGGGCCGCTTTGGCGGCCGCCTGGGAGGTTTCCAGCTCGGCGTGGAGCGCACGCACGTACATGACGCCCGCGACGGCCAGCAGGGCGGCCAGGAGGCCACAGGCGACTTTGGCGGCAAGCTCGCTCATGCCGCCGCCTTTTCGGCGTCGGCGTATTTTGCATACGCCTGGGCGAGCTTGGCGTCGTACAGGTTGCGGGCGTAGTCCGCGCCGTTGTATCCCTTGGCGAACGCGCTCCACTTCCGGGCCTTCAAGGCAGCCAGCAGGGCCGGCTCGTTGGCGATGAACCGGACGAACGCTTCCAGCTGGTGGCCCTCGCCTGCCTTCATGCGCTCCACGAAGTCGTCGACGCTGGCATAGTCCAAGTCCTTCCAGTGATAGCCCATGATTTGGAACGCGCCCCAGCTGCAGGATTCGAGCGCGGCCGCCGGGTGGATCATGGTCGCCGACGCCAGGCGCACGTACTCGGCGGCGCCGCCCTGGTAGCCGCCGCGCTCCTGGCAGACGACATTCGGCCACTTTGCGGCGATCGCGGCCGCGTCGAGGCCGTGTTTTTCGAGCTGCTTCCAGAATACGTGGCGCTCGAACAGGATCACCGGCCGGCCATCGGGCAGCATGCCGTGACCACGCGATTCCACCTCATTGACCGCGCGCACGGCGGCGATCGACACGCCGAGCGTTGACGCCGCTTTGACCAGGGCGTCGTCGGTCAGGTAGTGGGCCGGATAGACGCCCGCCACGGCCACAAAGGTCTTCGGCCCTGCGATGCCATCAACTACGAGGCCGGCGGTGCGCTGCAGGGCCATTACGGCCTTCTGCGTCGCCTCATCGAATACATGGGTCACGTCCAGCGCGTAGCCGGCGCGAACCAGACGGCGCTGCAGCAGCGCAACGCCTTCCCCAACATCGCCAAGTTTCGTCATCATTTCTCAGTCGCTCCATAAAGGAGGCGCGCCACGTTGCCGCGGGCGCCAAAAATAAACAGGTACAGCGCAATCGCGCGCATGGCCTCGAACAGTCCAACATGGTGCGTGCTGATCGCCAGCTCGACTGCCGAGCCGGCCAGCATCACCAGCAATGCCCAGGCGAACCAGGACACGTGGCGCCGGTGCCGCGCGCCATCCTTGCGGTACAGCAGCAGGTGAAGGCAGGCGGCGCCGTAGAGAGCAAGCGTCAGGTCGGTGCCGGCAACGGCGAGGTCGATTTGCATGGTTAATTTCCTCCTACTGGTGCCGAGGTTGGGGCCGGGTTTTCCGCCACACGTTCCACCGTGCGGACCAGCACATCCATTGCAACCTGGTGGCATGAAGATTTTTCGATGCTGCGCGCCGCTTTGGAAATGAGTACTTCCAGCGCCTTGCGCATATCGTCAGGACTGTTCGCGCCGCACCGCTTCACGTAGCGGGCGATCGCGTCTTCGGCGGCGGCCCCCGCCTGGGTCAAAGTCATCACGGTGGCTTTCCTTTTTTGAAGTACTCGAACAGATCAACCGTCTTGATCCGCTCGATCAGCTGCAGCGTGACGGCGATCGCCAGGGCGGCGGCGAAAAAGGCAGCCACGCCAGTTGAGCGGATCGGGGTGATTTGCACCAGGTCGGGGGCGGCCAGGTAGCCGGCAACCAGGGAAATGACCAGGTAGGCGAAGCGCTTGCCGATCGACAGGTCTTTGGAGCTGACCACGAGCAGCGCCGCGCCGGCGAAAGCGCCGATCAGCGCGTTGCCGTCGATGCCAGGGAACAGGCTTGCAAAGCCGATGCCGGCCGAAACAATCGCCGTGGTGGTGGAGCTAGGTTCTGCCATGATCGTTCCTTTGTTTCAATCCCACAGCTGCAGCAGCGGGACGGTGGGTTTGTTCGCCGGCTTATCCGGCATTTCTACTGCGAGGCCATGCGGCAGGACCGGGCCGAGGTCGGCCAAGCCGGCATTCATTTCGAGTACCAGCTCCACCAGGCCGGCCGTGCGGCCGTAGTGCCGCCAGCACAGGGCGTCCACGGTGTCACCTTGTTGGGCGAGTACGCGCATCAGATAAGCTCGATCGTTGAGCGGGGAAGGCCGAGAAAGTCACGGATGGCCCAGCGCGCGGCGCGGCGATCGTCACCGATCGTGCCTTCCAGCTGGTCCGCTTTTGCTTCGCCGGCTTTCGTTGCGTCGAAGTCGCGGTACCGCTCGGTCAGGTCCGCTTTGGTGGTGCGGTAGACGGCAGCCAGGTACAGCGAAACCTGCACGCCAACGCCACCGATCTTGGGTTCGATATCGGCCAGGCTGGCTGTGCCGGCGGCCAGCTGGCCGGCCTTCCAGTCTTTCAGCTCGCCGTTGATGCTGATAACGGCGGCGATCGCGGCATCGCGCAGGCGCGCCGGCGTGACCGTGCCGTCGAGGCGCATCGCTTCGCGCAGCTTGTCGAGGTCGAGGTCGGGGAAAAAGCCGTCATTCGTCACGATCGCGGCGCCTGCCGGCGTCGACGGCGTGCTTGAAGGGGCGGTGGCGATGAAACTCATGGGCGGTCTTTCAAATTGATGGCGGTGGGCCGGCTTCGGATCGGGTAAACCGTCAGGTATTCCAATCGTCAGCCGGCGCCGCCAAGGCCGGGGGGCTCTTTACTGGCCGCTGGCGTCACCGCCGGCAGCCTTGACCGCTTTTTCGAGCCGGTCAATGTCGTTCTTTACGCCTACCCGATCGTGCAGGGCAAGGGCGCGGCGCAGGTGCGGCAGGGCCGCGGCCGGGTCTTCCTGCATCGCCAGGCCGAGCGCCTTGTACAGCTTGGCGCGCGCCTGGTCGGGCATATCGTGTTGCTCGGTGAGGGTCGCAACCTGGTGCAGCTGGTCGACGTCGAACTTGTCGCCGGCCTTGAGCGTGACCAGGGCGGCCTCTGCAAATTCTTCCGCGATCACAGTAGCCAGGGTGCGGTCGTACTGGTCGGGCAGGGTCAGGTGATGCTGCAGGGCATACACGGCGATGGCGAGGGCGCCGGCGTAGTCGCCCACGTCAACGCGCCAAACCATCACCGTGGTCAAGACATCGTCTTGCGCCCCGCGCCCGCCTTCGAGCGCGCCGGCCACGTAGTCCGCATACTCGGGCAGCACCTCGGCCTTGACGGCCTTCTTGCGCTCGATCGACTGCAGGGACTTCAAGCGGCGGCGATCGGTCGCCAGCTTTGCGAGCATCAGCTCGTAGCGGCTGGCGCCGGCCAGGGATTCCCCTGGGCCGCCGGCGGCAGATACCTGCCGCGCGGTGACGTGCTCAAAATGGCGTTGTGCGGGGCTTTTCATGGTCTACGCTCCCTTACCAGGCGAGGGTGATGTTTTCGACCACGCAACCGAGGCCGAAGTCTTCGACCACATACGCGTCGTTGCTCGACTCGTAGTTCTCGATCTGGTCGCGCTTGGCGTTGTCGATCACCGAACGGCGGCGGGCGCCTTCCTGGTAGTAGATCGACAGGTTGTCGAGGCGGGTCACCATCAGGGCGTTAGCCGGGAAGCCAGGAACCCGAGCAGCCGACAGGCCGCCGATGCGCTTCTGGCTAATGATGAGGTCAGCGGCCAGCGATTCGCTGTTCGGCTGCGCCTGGTTCAGGATCGGGAAGTACTTGTCAGCCAGCAGGTTGCGGCCGCAAATGACTACCAGCTGGGTATCTTCCTGGTGTACCGGCTCGATCAGGCTGTTGACAGCATCGAAGACCAGGGCGTCCAGGTTGGCGTAGTCCGCGCCGGCTTCGGCGCCGACGCGCACCTGGTTGACGTTGGCGCCCTGGTGCATGACGCGGGCGGCCGCTTGTTCGCGGTAGTGCTGGATCCAGCCCTTGTTCACGTCCTGCAGCAGCGGGTTGGCGGCGCGGTCCGAGGTGGCGGCGCGGCTGGTGCCGTTGAAGCCGATCAGGATGCGGTCGAGCGCCTGGCGGTTGACGATCGAGTCACGCAAGCGGGTTTGGAAGTCGGGGAACTTGGCCCACATATCCAGTTTCGCGTACTTGAGCGCCGTGTCGAAATTGGTTTGCGTGCACTCGTAGTCGTTGCCTTCGAGGTTGGACGGATCGACCGGGTTGCGGTCGGTGTTGGCCGTGTTGGTAGTGCTGGCGATGGTGCCGCCGATGCCCAGGCCGATTTTTTCGCCCTTTTGCTCGGTGACTGGAACAATGTTGATGCGGCCCAGGAAGTCGCTGGACTCCTGAATCTTCGTTTCCAGGGTTTGCTGCACCGAAGGCGCAACGGTAAATTTCTCGGTCGCGCTGGCTACGCCGTTCAGGCTTGCCAGGGTGGTGAGATATGCCGCGTAGGCGATACGGGTTGGGTTTTTCATGCTGGTAGTACTCCTATCGTTGAGGGGGCGAAGCTGTTAGCAATCCGTCGCGACGGTGCCGGCGCCGCCGGTAGCTGCGGGGCGTGGTGGTTGACCGTTGCCGGTGGTGGACAGCTCCTGTTTCAGTGCTGCAAACGCGGCGCGGTCCTTTTCTGCTGCGGCCTTCATTTCGCCCACTTGGGTGGTGAGCTGTACGACTGTCTGCTGCTGGTTGGTTGCGATGGCAGCTTGTTCGCTGCTGAAGGTCGCCAGTGCTTCGACTGCCTGGGACATATCGGCAAAGCGGCTGTCGTCAGCTGCGCCCTTGCTCTTGAACAGGCCGATCAATTCGCCAACTTTCTTGAAGACCGACGGTGCCGGGGCGGCGACTTCTTCCAGTTCGATGACCACTTCGTCAACGGCCGCGGTGAACAGGTTGTCCGCTTTCAGCTTGCGGTGAGCGAACGGGCTGTCCTTCGGGTTTTGGGCTGCGAAAGAAAGAATCGAAGTACCCAGGCTGGCGGGGCTGTCGGTGACGGCCAGGCCTACCAGGTACGCTTGCTTGGTGTCGGCGAAGGATGGGTCGATTTCGCAGGAGGTGTAGATTTTTTGCTTGGCCTTCGTCATCGCCACCAGATCGGGGGTAGGGACGATTTGCGCATACAGGCCCAGCTTGCCGGCGAACTCGCCCGTTTCTTCGCGCGCTTCCAGGGACAGCACATCGCCGTATGCCTTGAACGGGCCATCCGGCATCGTGCCGCGCAGGTGTTCAAGATTCAGGCGCGCACCGTACAGGGTCGGGCTGTAGTTCTTCGCCATCTGCGTAATCCAGTCGCGAGCGATGTTGCGGCCGTCTGTGGTTGCACCTTCGACGGCGATGCGGAAGAACTTCGATTGCGTTGCGTGGTTGCCCGCGCCGCCGACGCCGGCCACCGATCCGACCGCGAGGCCGAGCATGGACAGGTCGCCGCCCATCGAACCGAAGATATCGGCGTGGCTGGCGATCGAGTGAAGCGCCACGCCGGCGGCGTTCGCATCCATCGCAAACGCCAGGGAACAGGCCAGCAGCGCGCCCAGCATTAAAACGGTTTTGGTGATTCGGTTCATGGGTTTTTTCTCCAACGAGATGGGTTGTGATGACGAGGTTCATGTTGCCGCCTCGCGCGAGATCGCTCAACAATCGGGCGATGTGCGGACAGCAGGCACAAACGCCTCTGCGTGCCATCGCGCGCGCGTGACGGCATCCTTGCCGCATGCTCGAAACTGCCACCGATTCCCCTGTCGAAATTGACCCGCGCCGCGCCGCCCGTACCCTGTACTGGCAGGACTGGCGCGTGTCGTCTATTGCCCGCCACCTGGGCATTAAGCGGTCGACCGTCGAGGCATGGAAACAGCGCGACGGATGGGACAAGTTCACGCCGCTGCAGAAGATCGAGTTGTCGCTCGAGGCGCGCCTGGTCACGCTGATTGCGAAGGAAAAGAAGGACGGCCAGGACTTCAAAGAAATTGACCTGTTGATGCGTCAGCTCGAACGCGGCGCGCGCGTCGTGAAGTACGGCGAAACGGGGAAAGAGGGCGATCTAAACCCGAACATCGCCGCGCGCAATGCCGCCCCGAAGAAAAAGCCGACGCGCAACGAGTTCAGCGAAGACCAACAGGAGAAAATACTCGAGGCCTTCCGCGACTCGCTGTTCGACTACCAAAAAGTTTGGTACAGGAACGGCCACCAGCGCACGCGCAACGTGCTGAAAAGCCGACAGATCGGCGCCACCTGGTACTTCGCCCGCGAAGCGCTGGTCGACGCGCTGGAAACCGGCCGGAACCAGATTTTCCTATCGGCCAGCAAGGCCCAGGTGCATATCTTCCGGGCTTACATTTGCGCGTTCGCGCGCGAGGTCGCCGGCGTCGAGCTGACCGGCGACACGATCCTGTTGCCGAACGGTGCAGAGATGTTTTTCTTGAGTACGAACGCCAACACGGCGCAGAGCTACCACGGCAATTTCTATTTCGATGAATATTTTTGGGTCGCCGGCTTCAAGAAACTAAACAAGGTCGCCTCGGGCATGGCGATGCACAAGAACTGGCGCAAGACGTATTTTTCTACGCCTTCAAGCATCACCCACGAGGCCTATAGTTTCTGGACAGGCGAGCATGCAAACCGGGGGCGCGCGAAAGCGGATCACCTGCACCTCGACGTCACGCACTCGGCGCTGGCCGGCGGCCGCCTGGGCGAAGACGGCCAGTGGCGCCAGCTGGTGACGGTCGAAGACGCGGCCGCCGGCGGCTGCAACCTGTTCGACCTTGACGAGCTGCGGCGCGAGTACAGCCCGGACGAATACGCCAATTTGTTGATGTGCCAGTTCATTGACGACACCGCGTCAATTTTCCCCCTGGCCGACCTGCAGCGCTGCATGTGCGACTCCTGGGCAGACTGGGACGACTTCAAACCGTTTGCTATGCGGCCGTTCGGCTATCGCCAAGTGTGGGTCGGCTACGATCCGGCCCTTTCGGGCGATTCGGCCGGCTGTATCGTCCTGGCGCCGCCAGCCGTGCCAGGCGGCCAGTTCCGCGTGCTGGAAAAGCACCAATGGCGGGGCATGGACTTCGAGGCCCAGGCGGCCAGCATCAAAGGCATCACGGAGCGCTACAACGTCACCTACATGGCGCTCGATGTCACCGGCATAGGTCATGGCGTTCACCAGCTGGTGAAACAGTTCTATCCGGCCGTGGTCGCGCTGCACTACTCGCCCGAGGTCAAAGGCCGCCTTGTTCTCAAAGGGCTGTCCGTTGTCGGCAAAGCGCGCCTGCAGTTCGACGCCGGCTGGACTGACCTAGCGCAGTCCTTTATGGCGATCCGCAAGACGATGACGGCCAGCGGCCGGCAGGTGACCTATGCCGCCGGCTACAGCCAGGAAACAGGGCATGCCGACTTGGCCTGGGCGTGCTTGCATGCGCTCGGCAACGAACCGCTCGAAGGCGCAACTTCGAGCAATACCGGATTTATGGAGATTTACCAATGAAGAAAAAGCACTTCCAAGCGGCGCCCGCGGCGCCGGCGCCAGCTGCACAAAGTCGGGCCGAGGCCTTCACGTTCGGCGATCCGACGCCAGTTATGGACCGGGCCGAAATTCTCGATTATGTCGAGTGCTGGTCGAATGGCGACTGGTACGAGCCGCCGGTCAGCTGGGCAGGCCTGGCAAAGACTTTCCGCGCCGGCACACACCACAGCTCGGCGCTGTACTTCAAGCGCAACATTCTGGCGTCGACCTTCATTCCGCACAAGCTGCTGTCGCGCCAGGCTTTTAGCGCCTGGGCGCTCGACTTCCTGACGTTCGGCAACGGATACCTCGAACGCCAAAATAGCCGCCTGGGCGGGCCGTTAAAGCTGGCCCCGACAATGGCGAAATACACGCGCCGGAAGCGCGATTTATCCCGATATGTGCAGATTCACGGATGGCAGGTTGCGCACGAATTCGCACCAGGCAGCATTTTCCATTTGATGGAACCGGACATCAACCAGGAGGTGTACGGCCTGCCCGAGTACCTGGGCGCGCTGCACTCGGCCTGGCTCAATGAATCGGCAACGCTGTTCCGGCGCAAGTACTACGAGAACGGATCGCACGCCGGCTTCATCCTTTACATGACCGACGCCGCGCAGAACGAGGCCGACGTCACCGCCATGCGCCAGGCTTTGAAAGACAGCAAGGGACCGGGCAATTTCCGCAACCTGTTCATGTACGCGCCGAACGGCAAGAAAGACGGAATCCAGTTGATCCCGGTGTCGGAGGTCGCCGCCAAAGACGAGTTTTTCAGCATCAAGAATGTGACCAGGGACGACATGCTGGCGGCGCACCGCGTACCGCCGCAACTCCTGGGCGTGGTGCCGAGCAATACGGGCGGCTTCGGCGCGGCCGACACGGCCGCCAAAGTCTTTGGCCGCAACGAGGTCGAGCCGCTGCAGGCGCGCTTTCTTGAGTTGAACGACTGGATAGGCGAGGAAGTAATACGGTTCAAGCCCTACACGATCGACACGGCCATCTTGCCCGAGGCCGCATAAAGCAAGGGCCGAGGCGCATCGCTGCGGCTCGACCCTTCTTATCGCCCTGGGGCGGTATTGCCGCCCTTCCTTATTCCTCAGCGGCTATACCGAGGCGCTGCTGGCCGGTGCTTTCCAGCGCCTCCCGCTTCTTCTGGTCGGCGCTGGCGGCTTTCCTCACATATTCCTTCACGAACAGCACGCGGTTGCCCTTGAAGAAAAGACTAGGGTTCACCCAAAAGACGTTCGGCAGCCGTGGAGCAAGAAAATTCTTGCTCAACAGTTCGCGCAGCCCGGTTTGAAACGTCCGGTCTGACATTCCCACATCCTCACCGGACAGCCCGCCATCGAACCAGGCGAGGTACACCGAATCCACATAGCCGCCTACCATCGGCTCATCCTGGTACTTCACGAGGACCAGCTGAAACACGCGCGCGGCCGTGCGGCTTAGGCCGAACGCGGCCTTGACCCCATCGGCAAAAACCTTGACGAATTCCGCGTCGTCCTTCTCAATAATTTCGTGAATGGCCGACACGCGAACCTCACCATTTGCCCCGCTGGTCAAGTCCTCACGCACGCCGGTTTGCACGCGCCGCTTTTTGATTTCGATGCTGTTCGGTTTGAGCAGTGGGTTACGATCAGCCGAGTATGTCAAGCTCTTGAGGCTCGGGCCAGTGCGTGCGCCGGATACGTTATTTTCTCTCTTCTGTGCCATCTTTGAACCCTTATTTTTTCGGTAGTGAGCAGATCGTAGCACGCAATCACCGTAAATGTAAGGCCTTATTCTTTCGGTCAATGACTCAAACCCCTACACAATGAACGAAAGAATAGCGCCTTAGCCTTGCGTAATCACGTCTGGTTTTTTCGGTCAATCCCCTTTTATTTTCGGTGACATCACGTATCCATGCGGGTTTCAGCGGCTTTCCTTCTAGTTCTGGAGTTTGGGTGGGTACAGGGAGGGCTTGCCCTCCTGTCTCGTAAGGTCTTGTTGTTTTTCCGTGCGCGCAGCGCGCCACTTCAGGCCGCGCCCTCGGCATACCCCAGGCTAGGAGAGCAAAGCAAGACTGCGCCCAAGGGCGCACAAGGGCAAAGGACGACTGAACAGCCCGTAACGCAACGGCCCCAGGAGTCGGACAGACCTTCGCCGGGATACGCCCCTGCGCTTCGCGCCCCGCTACCACGGCGGGGGGCTACCGGCTCACCCCTTCGGGGCTTTGGGCCCTGCCCTCCTGTCCGCTGGACGAAACCCCGCGCTCACCGCGCGGCGCCAGCTCGCCACCTAAGACCGGGCGCCGATCAACCCCGCCGACACAGCACTGTCCCATTTGACGCCGGCGGCGGCTCAGGGGTTGGGGTTGGTCTTCCGGTTTCGATTTCCTCGGGTTCAAGATTAACCAGGCGTGACGATTTCGGCACGAAATCGGGGCGCAAGCAAGCGGGGGCGCCCGCGCGCCAAGGCATCCGGTTAGCTGTTCCGCCAGCTGCGCCATTCCCTTGCCCATTCGGCCGCAATCGTCCGGTGAATGTAGCGTCCGCATGCCACACACAGGCCACAGGACCGCGTCAGGCGGCGATTTCCGCGCATGCGTGCGCCTTTCCGCGTCCGGGGAGGAAAAAACGCCTCACAGGGCCTCTAAAGCGATTTTGCACCGGGGTCTGTCCCGCCGCTGCGGAGGCCCCTCCCCGCCTCCGATCCTCGCTTGTGGCATTGCTTCTAGTGCATAGCCCGCCAAAGGCCCAAGGCGGCGCTGGCAAGGGCTACGGCGATTTTGGCCGCTGCGGTACTTGATGCGGATTGACGCGCCCTGGGGGCTGTTTTGGTGTGTTTCTGGCGATCCAGAAAGACCAGGCCGAGAAAGGGCCGAATCTTTCCCGCTGGACAGGACCACAGGCAGCGCAGCATGGGGATGGGGGGATGCGGTCGGGATCGTTCGCAAGTGTTTGATTTCGTTGCAGAAAGTGAATCCCCACAATCCCCAAAAACGAGGGGGAACAGTTGGGGATTTCGGGGATGGTTGAAATGCTTTTAAAAAAAATCGGGGAAAACCGGAGCGGGTACGGGGATGCGCTTGCTTTTTTCTTCCCTGCCTTTCTTCTTCTTTTCTTGATTGATTTAGAGAGAGAGAACAAAGGGGCGGCGCGGGGGTTGGAAATACGGCGATGGGGAAATCGGAACAGTTTACGGGGAAATTTCGGAGTAGTTCGGGGATGGTGTTTTCTCAAAAATCAATGACTTAGCCGCAAAAGTGGCCGAAATCCCCATGTTTTGTGCGCTGCCTGTGCCATGTTCGCGGCGATAGATTCCGGCCGCCGGGATCTTCCCCTCGGCCTCGTTCCTGGTGGTCCGATCGGCCGGCGCCGGCCTCGGATCGAGGGTGGCCAGTGTCCGCTCGAGCAGCTGCAGCACCAGGTCGACGGCGGCCGCGATCGAGCGGCGCCAGGTCGCCGGCCGCCGATCGGCCACCAGGTCGACCACGCCTGGCGATCGCCGCGGCCACCGGCGCCTGCAGTTCTTTGATATCATCATGGTATTAACATCAAGACGACATTAAAACAACACTGTTCATACATCATGTTGATATCAACATGAGATAGAGATACAATCATTCGGTCGAGTTGATAACCACAGGAAAAACAATGATCGAGAACTTGCAAGACATCATGGTCGCAAAGCTGCGCAAGGATGGCATCAGCGCTGAGGTGACTTTTTGCCGGGACGATATGTTCTCGATCCTGGTGGAAGACTCGGCCCAGTTCGTGAAAGCAAAGGCGCTGTTTGCCCAGGTCGGAAACGTCCGGTTCGATAGCGAAGTCCGGAACGAAGAAATCGGCAACATCGCCTACTACCGTTTTTTCTAAGCCAACAGCCCGCCGGCGGCGGGCATCACCAGGGGACCACATGAATCAAGATTGGAAAGATATGCTCACCAGTACCAGGAACGCCATTACCAGCTACGAGCTGGCCGCCAAATCACTGCAGGGTGTCCTCCTGGGGCAAGGCTTCGTGGTGCGCTGCCAAGGGCTGTGCCTGGCGTTCGACATCGACGCCGGCGTCGTTCTCAATCCTCAGTTTTCACAGCCGCAGATGGCTACACGGTTCAGCAAGGATGATGCGGTCCGGGTTGCGGACGAGGTGAAGAACGGGAACGGGATCGCCGGCGAGGCCGTGCATGTACGGGATGCGATCGCCGACGCCCTGGTGGAACAGCGGGAGCTGCTGGCCCTTCTCGAAGATCACAGCAATACAACATCGAATCAGCAGTAAATTGATATCAACCCGGTATCGAACTACAATCAGCGCGGTATTAATTTAACCCAGGGGGAAGCATGGCAATTTTCGCAGTAGTTCACACGAAGGGCGGGGTAGGGAAGTCCACCACGGCTGTCCAGCTGGCCCTCGGGCTGGCGCAACAGAACCGCGCCGGCGCGACTGGCGACGCGCCCGAAGACAAGAACCGGGTGTGGCTGGTCGATGGGGACCGGCAAAAGACCAGCATCAGCGCAATCACGGCGCGCGCCGAAAGCGGCCGCTCGATGATTGCGGCCTCGGCCTACGATCAGGGCGCCACGTTGCGCGCCCAGGTGCAGCAGCAGCGCGGCGCCTATGACCACATCGTCATTGACTGCGGCGGCCGCGACAACAGCGCGCTACGGGCGGCGCTGACGGTGGCCGACGTCGCCTTGATTCCTTTTCTTCCCCGCTCCTTCGATGTGTGGGCGTTCGAGGATATCGCCGCCCTGCTGGACGAGACACGCGCGGTGCATGACATTCGCGCCCTGGCGTTCCTCAACCTGGCCGATCCGCAAGGATCAGATAACGACGAGGCCGCCGAGGCGGTGGCCGGGTATCCGCAATTCGAGTTGGCGCCGTTCCGCATGAACCGCCGCAAGGCGATCGCGCACGCCAGCGGGAGCGGCTTGCACATCAACGAATACCGGCCGCGCGATCCGCTGGCATGTGAGGAAGTCGAGCAGCTGCAGCGCTATTTGCTCGATATCGCCATTCCATCAGTCTGATATCAACATACAATCATTTCAACATTCAATAGGGGCAATCATGGGAATCACAGCACGGCCAGGCAGGAAAAGCGCCGATGAATTTATCCAGGGCGCGCCCGATGGTGGCGGCTCGGTGGCGCCAGTTCCAGGCGGTGCCAGGCAAGAAATGGATCGCGATCCGCGCGGCGGGGGGCGTAAAAAGGCGATCAGCCTCACGATTGATCCCGCGATATTGGCCGAACTCGATCGCAAGGCCGGCAAGCTGGGCCTCAGTCGGGCGGCCGCTTTCGCCCTGGCGGTTTCCCGTTTCATCGCCAACGAAGACCGCGAAGCGAACAGGTAAAAAATCACCAGGCGGGCCGGATGGGCTGACCATCGCGGGGCCGCCGGCGCCAGGCTGCAAACTTGGCGCACCGCAATATTTCCCCTCACCAATACGGCAACATCGTCCTACGCTGCAATCAAGCGGCGCGGGAGGAACCATGCCGTTTCTTTATCCACTCGCAGCAAAGCTTGCCGGTACGCCGCTGATAGGCGAGGGCGAGTGCGTCGAGTTAATCAAGGCATACGTCCCCGGACTTATCGGCATCAGCACGACGCAATGGCGCGAGGGCGCCAATGTCATGGCGACCCGAAACATAAAGCGCGGTACGGCCATCGCTACCTTCTTCGACGGAAAGTTCCCTAGAAAAGACACCGGCCAGCACGCCGCAATTTTCCTTTCATACGCGGGCGCTACGAGCTTTTGGGCCATTGAGCAACACAAGAAATCCGGAACGATCGTGCTGCGCCGCATTGAAATTCCACGCCACGGCCAGCGCCGGCCCAATGGGACATACCCGAACGCCAGCAACAACGCGCTCGCTTTTTCTGCAATCGAGCGCTGACCATGCGTCGTCCTTTCCCCTACATTCTCATCGCTGCCGCCCTCGCGCTGCCCTGGCTCAATGCTCGCAGCATGGACAGGCCGAACCGTCCGATTAAGGCGACGTGTCCCAACGTCATTCCAGCCAAAACGTTTAAGGCTGACCGGGTTTCTACCGGGTGGACCGCGTATATCCCCAACCCTATGCACTTGACGGCCGCGGGCATGATGGCGGGACCGCCGGCGGCAATGCTCTACCTGGTGCCAAACGAAAGTACGCGGGATAGTCAGACCTTCGACTTCGAGCCAGGCGACCGCGAGCGCTGGCTGTGGTGCGCTTACGGGCCGGCGCAGCTATCCCGGCGCCTGGCGGACAGCATTACGCGGTGCACCATCACGTCGACGGACGGGAAAAAGGATGGGATGGCCACTTTTACGGCGGCGATAGATTGCCGTTGAAAGGCCGCCGGCGGCTTTTGCATGGTGTAGATTTGCAAGTCTTGTAAATCACCAGGTGGATCGACCATGCGAAAAATACCATTTGCTTTAGTAGCAGTCCTGTTTTCTCTCCCAGCTGCAGCTGATACGGTTCCGGCTGCGGTCGACCGCAGCATCCAACCATTCGCGCTCAAAGGTGCGGTCCTGGCCGGCGGCGTCTTGACGGCAACGTTCGCTCGCCCGGTCGTAACATTCAGCGTATTCGAGTCTTTTGTGACGAATGGGGTTTGCATGCCGCTGATAGTGGATCCGAAGGCCGGCTGGGGTAAGTCGAACATCGAGCGTGTCGAAGTGCGCAACAGCGCCGGCGCGCAAGGGTTCGCCCTGGGCGGCTTGCGCAAGGCATGCGTCGATATCGGCGATATCGCCGGCGGCTCGGTGAATGTTAAAAAATACCTGGCGCCGATCGCATTGGTTTGCACCGCCGGCCAGGCATGCCGAGCGCGGCGCGGCGGCGAGAAAACAAGCGGCGATGAATAAAAAAACCGCCCAGGTGGGCGGCAAAGATCGACCAGGAGCGGCCGCCGGCGTTACGCCAGGCGGTTTTTTTTCGATTACTCGGTCATGTTCTCGTACAGCCGTTCGACCAGCTCGGCCGCTTTCACAGTGATTCGGCCGTTGCGGGGTTCCAGCGATGGGGTGTCTTCGCCCAGGCTGCGGGCCAGCTCGGCCAGGCGCTGGTCGACCTGCTGGCGTGCGTAGCCCTCGGCCTTGATCAGCTTCTCGACCAGGGCAAGCGTTTTTTTGGCACAGGTCGACCGCAGCTGGTCGGCCAGGCGTTCGACCAGGTGGGCGTTGCGCACGGTGACGAAATCCGTTTTCAGCTGCAGGGCGGGCGATTTGTAGCCCAACTTGGCCGCCAGCCCGGCTTTAGTGTGGCCGTCTTTCAGCATCCGGTTAATCAGCTTCCACGTGGCCTTGGCGGGAACCAGGGCGTGATCGGCCGCGGCTTCCGTCGTAACTGCGAGGATGGCGCGTTCCGTCCTGGCGCGGATCCGGGCCTTGCGTCCGGTGATTACTTCCATGAGAACGGAGTCGGCGACGTCGCTTGCAGCGGCTACCGATCGGCGCCCAACGCCTTGACTCGATAGCATCTTCATATGATCGCGCGCTTTTTCTGCTGAAACGATCCCGTTCCAGTCGCCGGCCGCCCGCGCAACCTTGCGCGCCGCCTCGTAGGCGGTGTTCGCGCGCCGGCAGTCGAAACAGCGACAGCCGCCCAGGTAGCGCAGGCGGTCGCCATGTTCTCGGGTTGCTCCTAGAACGCTGGCCGGCTTGAGTCCGCGCAGCGCAACGGTGGATCCTGTGGTGGGGGTTTGATTCATGGCTTTCCTTCCTGGTTAATGTTTGTCCGTACGCCATGCCACTGACAGTCCGAACTTGGTCATATCCTCGATTGAGATTGCGGACAGGTGCCGCACGCGCTTGTTGAACAGGGTCCGCTCGATCTCGTTGCCGCCGTCCAGCATCACGCCGGCCGCTACCATCTGGCGCTTGAACACGGTCGCTGTTTTGACCGGCAGGGCGTTCCATTTTTCGCGCAGGGCCGACGAACTCGCCAGGTGGTCCATGATGTGACTCGGGCGCAACAGGAGGTATTCCTTGCCGTCGATCGACTCGAACTTGTGCGGGTGCTTGTAGTTGCCGGCGTCGATTTCGGACAGGGCTGTTTCCATGATCCAGACCCACGGCGATCGATCGCTGCTTGTCTCGGCAATGTGGCTGTTCATTTCGGCCAGCAGGTCGGCGCCGAAGTTGCCCTCGGTGTACTCGACGCCGGCGAACTCGCACAGGTAGCGCCAGGCCAGCAGAACGGCCGCGTAGTTGCCGGCCATGCGCTTGGCGCCGTCATCGTCGCCGCCGGTCCTGCTGTGCCGCAGGCAGTAGTCGCGCAGCTCGGCGTACTTCGCCAGCACGTCCATTTTGTTGAGCTTGGTAAGGAACTGCAGCCATTGGCGCACCGGGAACTGCGGCAAATCGTCGGGCATCATCGGCCCTTTTTTTCCGGTCAGGTTGGCCCGTACCAGCTTGCCCAGGAGCGAGCGCACCGGAACGTCCTCGCCGGCGAGCATCACCGGGGCGCACATCAAGTACTCGGTCATTTCGGATCCGCGCTTGGTGGTCGAATACTGGTACGACTCCTGCAGCATGGCGACGGCCTTGTCGATCACGTCCTGGCGGCGCGCGCTCAGTTCTTCCCATCCTACCGGGTGGCTGGTGTAGCTAATGCTGGTCAGCAGCCGGAATTCTGTTTGCAGGCTTTGGCCCGAAAACATGGTGAACGACAGGGACCGCTCAAGGCGTTTAATCAGGGTCGATTTACCGGCGCCCTTGTCGGCCTGCAGCGTGACGTGCGGCCAGAACCCGAGCAGCACTTTCAAATGGCCGCCCAAAGCCCACGTCAGGGCCATAGATGCCGCGTTCTGCTTAAACGTGGCCTGGTAGGCCTTAATCACCTTGCGCGCGTCCTGGGTCGATCCAGAGGGGAAGGTGAGGTTGTGGTAGGTGCATTGCTTCTCGGCTTCGGTGAAATAGCAGTCCGGCCCCTCGTTGACGGCCAGCTGGCCGTCGCGCCAGGCAAGGCCCACGAAGTTGGCGGCCGTGCGCTCGCCCAGGTGCGCGGTGCGCTCCAAAATGGTGACCATCCGTGAGAACTCGGCCGGCTTCCAGATCGCGCCGAACTTCGACCATTGCTGTGTGTTGTGCAGCTGGTCATCGAGCAGCACCTTGCGGGTGAGGCGGGCGCCGTGCCGAGGGGTTTGCACGGTGACGGCGAAATAGACGGTAGGGGAGTTGTCCGGGTCGCCGTTCATGGTGGCCGTGGAGCTGGCGACGGATACGCGGCTCAGAGAGGCGATGCGAAAGCCGCACAGGTCGGCGTAGGTCGGTGTTTCCTCGCCTTCCTCGCCCTTGCGATCCATCCTGGTTATGTGGCTGGTGAAGTCGAGCCGGGTACGAAAGCGCCAGTATTGGGCGTAGTCGTGCGCCGGCAGGTAGACGCGGGACTTGCCGCTCCTGGTGGCGTCGCCGGCCATGCCGGCAATCAACCAGGTTTCGTAGTTGTCGAGCGCTTGCGCCAGGTCGCGCGGGCCGTGCAGCTTGAGATAGTCGTTTACGTCATTGATCGGCTTGCCGGTCTTCTCGCCGGCGACGGCCTCGTGCAGCCACAGCGCCTGGTCGACCAGGACGGCGCTGATATTCAGGGCGGTAAGACGCTCGTACAGCGCCCATGCGGCTTCTGGCCCTGGGCGGTGGCCGGCCTTGTGGTGGCCTTCGGGGAACGGCGCGTCGTTGTCCAGGCAGACGATTACCTGTTTCCCGCGCAGGAATGAAAAGTCGATTAGGTGGACGTTGCCAATACCGCGGATCGACACGGCCGCCATGCCTGGGATGCTGCAGCTATCGACCGACAGCGCGTTGATCGAGCTTTCGACCAGGACGACACGCTGCGCCCGATCGAGCTTGCGCGGATCCGCTGTCCAGTAGTGGCCGTCCTTCTCGCCGTGGGTCTGTGTCTTGACGTCGCCATTGATCGCCGGATCGAGGAAGCGCATGTCGACCGCTACCACCTGGGCCGAGTTCGGCGCCCGCACCAGGAACGCGGCGGCCGGCCCGCCGTAGCCGACGTCGCCCGAGTTCTTCTTGGTGCTGGTCCATTCGTTGAACCCGAGCGTTTTAGCCCGGAGAGCCGCCTCGAGCGCGGCCGGCGCGATCGCGCGGCCGGTCAGGTAGTCGCGCACCTTGTCTTTGTCGGCGATGCAGCGGTCGGCGATGTAGTCGATCATCGTTTTCTGCGCCTGCTGTTCGGGTTTCTCCTGCTTGTCGTAGGGGATGGCAAACGCTTCGTGCAGGTACTTCATTGCCTCCGATACGCTGCCGCCCTGGACGTACATCACCAGGTCAATGCAGGAACCGCCAACGTCTTGGCTGTGGTCTTTCCAGCCAGTGCCGGCGGTGGGGTGGTCCACGAAAATGGACAGGGAAGGGTGCTTGTCGGGGTGGTGCGGCGAATGGTACAGCGCATCGTCGCCGCCCTTGCCCTGTTTCATGCCGAGGCGGTGCGCCAGGTCGTGAAGGTCAATACGCTTTTTCAATTCTTCGATCGAGGCCATGTTTTTGGGGTCTGTTTTATGGTTTTGGGCGTACAGGGGTTCGCCGCGGCTTCGTTGGCCGCGACAATATCCGGTGGTGCTTGGGTGGTTTTAGCCGGCGGCGCCGGCGTGTGCCTGGTCGAGAATCCGCATCAGCTCGGCAAGGGTGTATGCGCGCCTGGCGCCGGTCCCATCGACCACGAACAGCGCGTAGCTGGTGGTGTGGGAACAGTCGATATATTCGCGCCGGCCGCGCGCGGACAGTTCGCCAAACGCCTGCAGCGTTGCGACCTTGGCCGTGTCATAGGAAACGCTGGCGGTGTCGATCAGCTGGTTGATACAGCGGTTTACCAGCAAGTGCTGGTCGGGCGCCAGGTGGTCGCCTTCGTGAGCCTGCAGGAAGGAAAACGCGGCGGGGTACAGGGGAGTCGATGGCATAGGAGTGTGCATGTTCGTTGGGGGTCAGGCGAGTAAGTCCATCTGTTCCATGATCCGCACGCGGGTGTGCTGCGAGATGGGCAGGCGAATTTCGCTCTTGGGTTTGGCAGACGGAGACAGGGTACGCACGGCTTCGAGCTGGGCCACGTAGGTGTGGCCGCACTCCGGATCAATGCAGGCGTACACGATTTCGCGCATGGTCGGCGAAAGCTCGCGGCTGCTTCGTGCTATCGCCCTGGCTGTGCAGTGCGGGCAACAAATTGTGATTCTTAGGCTCATGTGTCAATTCCGTGTCTGTAAATTTCAGGCGCTCCCCAGGCCTTTGTGTCATTCCAGACATCTATTGCTGTGCGTCTACTCCTTTTAAATAGGCTTTTAGCCCGGCTCGATAGATAATTCCAGCCATTGCCTGCCTGCTTCGGGACTCTTTCTTAGCCAGGCTGGCTAGTTTTTTTTCCTCCTGGGCAGTCAGGGGGATCGGTACTCGGGTGGAACGTGGTGTCGTCAAATTGTCGTCGTTCATGTGGGCGCTTGTGGTCATTTAGTAACACTTTGTAAGCAAGAGTTGCAGTGTGTAAATTCTACGCTCTACTTCGCTTCCACGCAGCAACTTTATTCACATTTTGTAAACAAGATAACTCAAATATGGAACACAATAAGGCCTTCATCCAAGCCATCATCGACAGAATGAAAACTGTATTGGGAGTTTTGAGGGACCGGGAAGTCGCGGAACACTTCGAGGGATCGCGCAGCACGCTTAGTGCGTGGAAAAGCCGGGGGACCATTCCATTTGCGGAATGCCTGGCGATCGCGGAAAAATACAATGTCAGCCTCGACTGGCTGATACTCGGCCGGGGCGTTCCCGCCGTGGTGCCAGAGGGCGAAGGGCCGGTCAAAGCGGTGCATTTTTGCGTGGTCCCAACGTTCGACGCGCACGGCGAGCTGGCCGAGCTGCCGGCGTCAGAGTGGTGGTCGCTGCCGATCGCCTGGCTTGAGCATCAGTGCCTGTCCTGCGGAGAAACGATCATCGTGCGCGCGGTCGGCGATGCGATGGGGGAGTCGATTACGGACGGCCAGCTGGTCCTGATTGACCGCCGGCGCCAGGATATCGACGGCGTGTACCTGGTGCGAATTGCCGGCGCCGCGCGCTTCAAGCGGTTTCAACGCATGATCGACGGTTCCCTGCAGGTATCGAGCGACAATCCAGCCTATGCGCCCGAAAGAATCGCACCAGGCGACGAGGGGAAGATAGAAATTATTGGCTACTGCCATTCCGTAGTGAAGGCGCTGCGGTAGGTCCAGCCGCTTTTTTCCCCGCCCGGTTCAACGAGTTGTAGACCGTGGCGCGGCTTACCTGGTAGCGGGCCGCGATGTCGTCCATCGTTATGTTCGGATTGGTCAGCAGCGTTTTAATTTCCTCCAAGGCCGCGTCATCGAGCGCTGGCGGCCGCCCCCCAACGCGCCCTCGAGCGCGTGCCGCTTTCAATCCCTCCACCGTGTTCTCCTGAATCACATCGCGCATGTACTGCGCCATCGCCCCGAACACGCCCAGGAACAGTCGCCCCTGCGCCGAGCCGGTGTCTATCTGTTCGGTCAGGCTCCTGAATCCGATATTCCGGTCGGCCAGCTCGTTGATGATTTGCACCAGGTCAGCAAGGGACCGGCCCAGGCGATCGAGCCGCCACACAACCAGGGTGTCGCCGGCGCGCAGCGATCGCAGTACGGCCGCGAGTTCGGGCCTCCCGGTCTTCGTGCGGCCGCCGGCCTTGTCCTCGTAAATCTGGCCGCAGCCGGCGCGCTGCAGCGCGTCGCGCTGCAGGTCGAGGTTCTGGTCGACCGTCGAGACTCGGGCGTAGCCGATCAGCATCCCGCCGGTGATGAGGTCCAGGTTGTTGGTGGCGGTGGGGTGCCGCATCACTCGCCCCCTTTCTGCGGTGGTGTGTCTTGAGGTTTCGGCCATTTGCTCGGCTCCATTCCCCATGCCGCCCACTTCTGCATCCATACGCTGGTAGGGTGCTCGTTCCAACCGCTAAAACGAATCATCTGCAGTGCTTCGATAGCCGGCAAGCTCATCGTTTCTTTCTTCGGAGTTGGGTGTTGCCCTGGTTCCAATAACTCGACCTCACGCACGAAATTTGCGAATCGGGTCAGGAAGTCTAGGTCAGCATGGATATGGTCGCCATCTAGTAAGGCGCGGTGGCCAGGTGTGGTTACCAGCTGGCTGGACTCTAACAGCTGGGCAATATGGTGACGTTGTAGCTTGAGTCTCATTATTAGACCGCCTGGCTATCGAGGTAGGCCGTGCGATCGGCGCGCAGAGCGTCATAGTACGGATCAGCCGGCAGCAATGATTCTTTGATGACGCTGTGCAGCCTGGCGCGGTCAGGGATACGCCAGGAGGTCGCCAGTTCCTCGAACAGCGCGCCACCCTTGGGGAAGTAGGTATGTACTTCGCGGAGCGGCTGGGCGTCCATCTGCAGCACGGCGATGCAGTCGTCGAAGATGGCGCGATCGACACAGCGCAGGTCGGTCAGATCGAATTTAAAGCGCGTGCCGTTGTACAGGCCCAGGAGGAAGCCGGCGACGTGCCGGCATTGCCCGGTGTTACCTTGGGCAATCGGCAGCAGCCGACGCAGGGCGGCCTCGCCGCGCTCACGGATATCCGGCAGTTTCGCCTCGTACTCGGCTTGTTCGCGGTCACGCTGCGCGAATTGGGCTACTACCGCCTCCGCGTCCTCCTGGCTCAAGTTTTTACCGCCAAAGCTGATATTTCCGATAGATGTTGGCATGGCTTCCTCTGTGTAAATGAATCAAATTTTCGATAGGTTTGTTTTACATAGAAAAGTTTACAGGGTTTTTAGACAGGTTCAGCAACAAAAAAGGGGCGCGCAGCCCCTTTTTATGTAGTGTCAACAAAACTGTGGTTTTTTAGACGTTACCCGCCGCCCTTGCGGAAGTGGGCGCGGTGGCGATCCGAGGTAGGGTCGTCGCGCACCTCCAATTCCAGGGAGGACGTAAAGCCGCTGTCGGTAATGGAATGCCTGGCCCTTTTCACCAGCCAAGGGGTTTGGTCAATCTCGGGCTTGAATCCGGACACGGTGACCGGCAGCTCGGGGAATATCTCAGCCCGGCCCAGGGCGAGCGTGTAGTCCATCGTGGCCTGGCTGCGTTGTGTGCGCTTCAATTCGGACGTTGCGGCGGATCTGGCTTCGGCCTCGTTCGGATAGACCTCGGGCAGCACTTTGAGATTGTGGTTGTTCTCGCCGCCCACGGTCACGGACTTTCGCTCGCCCTTTCCGGAGCTATGCCAGAACGCCTTTACGCCGGCGTAGTTCTCACGTTCGGCGACGTGGTACCGGTGCTGGTCGCCGCTGCTGCGATCGAGCGCGAGAACGCTCAATGTCTTGCCGCTGGCGGTGCGCGCTTCCCCGATCGGAACGAACAACAGGCGCGAGTCTTTGACCGTCATCACGGCGTCGTAGCGCTTCGCCAGGCGCGAGAGAAAAGACATATCGCTTTCGTGCGTCTGGTCTATGTGGGCGATCGTGATCT